GTTAGTAAGAGAGGAAAAATATGGCCATATTTATGGGTAACAAAGTTGCCGTGATTGTAGGTACAACTACTATTACTGATCATGTCAGCACTGTAAGCCTTGCACGCGAAATTGATCAGGTAGATATCACTGCTATGAATGATAATGTACAGAACATGATTGGCGGCGTTGAAAGACCTACGCTAAATCTTGAACTTTACAATGACTTCGCAGCATCATCAGTAAACAGTTTATTTGAGGATGCGCTAGGCACAAAACTTAACATCAAGTTAATACCAGTATCAGGAACAGTGACAGCCACTAATCCTAGTTACACAATGTCATGCCTTATCACATCCTGGACACCTGTAAACGGTGCTGTGGATGCAGTGGCTTCAGTTAGCGTTTCGCTTCCTGTGACCGCATTAACAAAATCAACAAGCGCGTAATAAAGAAAAGGTGGGACAATGCACAAAATTGAGATTGTTAAAAAAGATGGTAAAAAACTTACCTATGATCTTACGCCAGCCGTAAAGGTGGCTTTTGAAGCCGAATTTAAAACAGGTTGGCGTAAGAGATTAGGCGAACTACAAATGGAAACAGATTTGTGGTGGTTTGCTTGGCGAATAGAAAAAGATGCTGGCAAAACTGATCTAGCCTTTGGTGAAGATTATATGAATCAATATGCAGATGTTGATTTAATTTATGATTCAAAAAATGGATAGACCGACACGGTTCTATATATGAAGTCGCTACCGTGTCGGTGGCAACAGGAATCAGCCCTAAAGACTTATTAGAAGTTGATCCAGCGATTTATTCAGCCATTAAAGCCATCTTGCAAGAACGCTATTACAACAACAAGAAGGCAACAGTTAGGCGGAAGTAATGATTAAACCAAGATATGCGGAACTTCCTGGCCGTACTAGATCATTGGCAGTAGTGCCATCAATCTATGTTGAAAATTTAACTGAACTTCTTGAAAAAATGAAAAAGGTAGATCCTGATTTACAAAAAGAATTTAGAAGGGAATTAAGCAAGGCTGTTAAGCCTGTTGCCAAATTAGCACAAAGTTTTGTACCACATTCACCGTTTCCGGGATGGCGTGATGTTGAACCAAATTACCCACCACAATGGGGTTGGGCTAATGACAATGTTCACCGAGGTAGAACAATTGGCGAGAATCAAAGAAGCCGTTGGAAATGGTCACAAACAGAAGTTATACGCGGCATAAGAGTAAGCACGGCTAAAAGTAAAGTACAAAGAATTAAAGGCGTTACATTTGGTGTAACCGCAATAGCCGTAATAAATAAATCTGTACCAGGTATAATTTATGAGTTGGCAGGTTTTGGTTCATCTAAATCAAGAAGTAGAACTAGGCGTGTTAGCCGTAACCAAAATGCGAGTGAATCATTTATTGGCAAATTGCAAGGCACTGCTAACAGTGGTGCTTACAAAGAAAAAAGATTGATTTATAGGGCATCACAACAATTAGGTGGCCAAGTAAATGATAATCTATACGGCGTACTTAAAAAATATCTAGGCAAAGAATTTAGAGGTTAATTATGGCACTGAGTCAATATGTTGCAATTAACTTTCTTACCAAGTTTGATAAAAAAGGTTTAGAGCGTGCCACAAAAGAGTTAAAAGGTTTTGATAAGTTTGTAGCATCATCAGCATTTAGATTGCGTGCAGGTTTGGCTGCTGGCGGTATTGCTACAGCGGCAAGTATGGCATTACTAGCCAAAAGATCATTATCAGCGGCTTTGGCGCAAGAACAATTAGATAAATCATTAAAATTGACTTTGAATAGCATAGGTCGCGGTGGCATGGCATCAGAGGTTGGTGCTTTTATAGAAGGTTTGCAATCTGCTACAAATGTGAGTGAAAATCAATTAATTCCAGCATTGCAGCAATTGATAGCACAAACAGGTGATTTGGAAGCATCACAGGGTTTATTACGCCTGGCTTTAGATGTTAGTGCAGGTACAGGTAAAGATTTAAGCACAACATTAGATGCCATTACTAAAGCCGCTATTGGCAACTATAAATCTATCGGTGCATTAGGCGTAGGCTTTACTGCCGCAGAAGCCAAAACAATGGGCTTTGCAAAAACAATGCAAACCTTACAAAAATATACTGGATCAGCCGAAGCAGCCACATTAACTTTAGATGGACAAATTAAAGCATTTAGAATTAGTGCAGGAGAAGCCACTGAAACATTAGGCCAGGGCATGCTAACTGCTTATGCAATTATTTCGGAAGGTCGGCCTTTAATTCAAAATTTAGGAACTGATCTTGAAAAAACTGCCAATCAATTTAGCAATATATTAATAGGTGTTGCTGCCGTTACAAAAAAAGAAGGTTTAGGCATTTTTGGCGAATTAGCCAAAGTTGCAATAGAAGGATTTGTTGGCGAATACGGAACTTTACAAAAAATAGAAAATGCTGGCATTAAAGCAATTAGCCTAGAAAAAATTAGCGCAAATCAAAGAGAAGATAGAGTTCAAACCACTAAGAAAATTCTTACCTTTGATGAGATGATTGCTAATATTCAAAAGAAAATTTTGGCTACCGAAAAATTAACAACTAAAGAAAAGGTAGCGCAACAATTATTAGATAAAAAGAGATCAGAATTACAAGCAATATTTGATATTGATCGCATTAATCTACAAGCCGCTTTAAGCCGCAAATTAAATGCTGAGGATGAAATCAGAGTTAAGATTTTGCAGAAGTTGGCAGATGGCACAGCCGCCGCCGTAAATGAAGCCGAAAGATATGCTGATGTATTAAAGGTAATTGAAGATGGCGTTATTTCAACAGAAGAAATTGATATGTTGGCTAAAAAGTGGGGTATTAGCACAACTGAGGTAGTGCTTTATTTACAAAAACTTTTTGCCGCAAATGAAGAATTGCGTAAGATGTTGGCATTGTTACAACAGATTGCTTCTATACCTTTGGGTGGTCAAACCGGTGTAGCACCTAAAATTTTGGGCAATATTGATTACACCGTGCCAATTGGTACTGGTAAACCTGCCTATGCAGAAGGTATTACACCAACCAAAATGTCTTATATGGATTTTGGCAATCTACCGAGAATGGCAGATGGTGGTATTGTAAATCAGCCAACCATTGCAATGATTGGTGAAGCGGGCGCAGAAGCGGTAGTGCCATTAGATCGCATGGGCGGTTTTGGCACTACTGTAAATGTAAATGTAGCCGGATCAGTAATCTCAGAAGGCGAATTACAATCAGTAATCCAGGATGCTTTGTATAACCTAAACCGAGCAGGTGCAGTAACTCAATTAACTAATTTGGGTAGATAATGCCAGCCGCAGTATTGAAGGTTGAAATTGATTTTTCTAATGGCGCATCATTTGATCCTGCTTTAATTTTGGACAATAGCGCAACACCATTAGATTATTCTGTATTAGGTACAGCCGCAGCGGATGTAATAGATATTACGCCTTATGTAACACAAACTTATATACGCAGAGCATTTAACAGATCATCAGATTCATTTACTGGCGGCACTGCAAGAATTATCTTTGTTGATGAAACAGGTGAATTTAATCCAGCCAATACTTCATCCAGTTTATATGGCAAGATCAAACCTATGCGCAAGATTCGCTTTACCGCTGAGTTTGCCGGCAATTCATACAATTTAGGATCATTTTATGTACAGGAATGGAATTATCAAAGCCCAACTGGATTTGATCCAGCCTATGTAACATTGTCATGCGTAGATGGATTTCAGTTATTAAATTTAACCACCATTACATCAGTTACAGGCGGCATAGCCGGACAAACAACAGCGGACAGAATTACAAGTTTGTTGGATGCCGGTGAATGGCCAGGTGGTATGCGAGATATTTCTACAACCGCAACCACAACTGTACAGGCAGATGATGGCACATCACGATCACTATTATCTGCCTGCCAGGTTGTAGAGGCCACAGACCTGGGTGCTTTTTATATGGATGAGCGCGGATATGCAAAATTTATGTCACGCACAGACATCATCACAGCATCAGGTGGCACATTAACAAATTTTAGTGATGTGCCAGGATCAGGTGATGTTACTTATCAGGCAGTTGAATTTGATATTTCAGATTATCAAATGATTAATAAAGTGACAGTAACTAGAACCGGTGGTATTGCTCAAACAGCCAGTGACACAGCAAGTATTGAGGATTATTTCCAACACAGCCGTGTAAGAAGTGGCATCATGCAAACAGATGCAGATGCGTTAAACCAGGCTTTAATGATCATTGCTTCACGCAAAGAGCAAGGCGTAAATATCCAGTTAAACTCATTAACAGTTGATGCCTATGGCGAGGATGATCCTGATCGGGTTGTAGCCGCTTTAAATTTAGACATGTTTGATCCAATCCAGGTTACTCAAACCCTACCGGCTGGCAATGTGGTTACTGATAGCGTTATTGCCGGCCTTACCTATCAAATAACGCCAAAATCTTTTTTGGTTACATTTACTTGCGCCCAACCCTTTGCATCCGGTTTTTTGCTATCATCAGATGTGGATGGAATTTTAGATGAAGATTCTTTGGCCTATTAGGAGATCATAAATGGCAACCTTTTCAGTTGGTCAGGTACTAACAGCGGCACAAATGAACAGTATCGCTAACCTAACAGTTAGGGCAGTTACCAGCACATCAGATACATTAGTTTTGGCTGATGCAGATAACAAACTTATCACCTATTCAAATACAGGTACAACAACTATTACAATCCCACCTTATTCAAGTGTGGCCATGACTACTGGTAGCGTTGTTAATGTGATTAAAATTGCTTCAGGCGGCACTGTATCCATTGTTCAAGGCGCAGGTGTAACAATTGCATCAAGCGGCGCAGTATCAACAAATCCGGTTATTACTAGCACTATAAAGGCAGCAAGTTTGATTAAAGTCAGTACCGATAGTTGGTATATTGTCGGTGGCATTGCCTAATGTCTTTAATACTTGGGATATTAGATAGTGGCGGTGCGGCGGCTGGCGGCGGCACTGCTTATGAATCTATTGCTAGTGCTACTGGCACAGGTTCAAGCGGCACAATAACATTTAGTTCTATACCTGCTACCTATAGCCATTTACAAATTAGAATATTAGGTAGAAACCTTTATAGTGCAGGCAGTTCTGCAAGATCTTTATGGTTTACATTTAATTCTGATACTAGCAATTCTTACCCAGTACATAGATTATATGGTGATGGTTCTGCCGCTAGTGCTGAAGGATTTACGGCAACTGGAAGTGGTGGCACATCATTTCTTGGATGGGCTATGGTGGACTCAGGCGCAACCGCATCTGTATATGCAACAACAATTATGGATATTCACGATTACGCTTCTACATCTAAGTATAAGACTGTTAGATCAATTTCAGGTGCTGACTTGAATGGCAGTGGTCGCATATATCTTAACTCCTCTGTATGGATGTCAACATCCGCAATTACATCTATTACATTTGAAGATCAAGCAGGTGGTGGGTTTTCTACAGGAACAACCTTCGCCCTCTACGGAATCAAAGGATAATATGGCAACCACATACGAGAAAATTGCATCAACTACTTTGGGTAGTGCTAATGCCACAATAACTTTTAGTTCTATTCCATCAACATATACAGACTTAAGAATAGTTATGACCTATACAACTTCTATTAGCGGCGAGGACGCAAGGGTTAGATTTAATTCTGATACTGGAACTAATTATAGTATAACTAGATTGAGGGGAACTGGGTCAGCCGCCAATTCAAGTAGATTAACTAGCCAAAGTTCTTTAATTCTTTGTGATAATGTTGACATTGGTTCATCAACAACAATTCCACAATTATTAACAATAGATATATTTTCCTATGCTGGTTCTACTAATAAAACTCTATTAAGTGAAAACTCAAGCGATTACAATGGTTCAGGAACTCTTACTAGAACTGTTGGTTTATGGCGTTCTACGAGCGCAATTACAACCGTTGCTATTGGAACTTTAACCGCAGCCACTTTTAACACAGGCACAACCGCAACACTCTACGGAATACTAAAGGCGTAACTATGGCAACCTATACTTTAATCAGTTCAAATGTTTTATCATCAAGTGCGGCATCTGTTACCTTCTCGGCAATACCTGCTACATATACGGATTTGGTGTTGAGGTGTTCTGTTAGAAGCACTCACGCTGGCGGAAACGATTTATTGCAGGTTAATTTTAATTCTGATTCTCCTTCAACTGGAACTAAGTATTCTGATACTTTTTTGAATACGCCTTCAATGAGTGCTAACTCAGGTAGAGATTCAAACCAATCCATTTTTTTCCAAGTAAAATTTCCTGCTTCTAGTTCAACCAGCAATACTTTTTCAAGCATTGAAATCTATATTCCATCTTATACTGTATCTCAAAATAAACCTATATCTATTAATAATAGATGGGAAAATAATAGTGCTACTGATGCAGATGTTCTAGCAATGGCAGCGTTGTATCGTGATACAACTGCAATTTCTGCTATAACTTTAACTCCCTACTTAACCGCATCACTTGCATCAGGCTCATCATTTTATTTATACGGAATATCAAACGCTTAACAAAGGAGAAGAAATGCCAACTAAAGTAATCGTAGATTGTTCAACAGGTGAAACCAGTATTGTTGAATTAACGGCAGAAGAAATTGCTGATCTTGAAGCGGCTAAAGCAAAAGCCGAACAAGATCGTATTGCAGCCGAAGAACAACAAGCAATACAAGCAAAAGCAAAAGCCGATTTGTTAAAAAAGTTGGGCATTACCGAAGCAGAAGCGCGCTTATTGCTTTCATAAAGCATGTTAGGTAATGGCAATTATTAGAGAACTCACTAGCCCGAATGGTTGGCCGGCTAGTGAGGATCGCGCCGCTATTGGAATCCAATCTTTTACCGTGCCAGGTACAACCATCAAATTGGCCTGTGCAAAAGCGGTAGCACCGTTGTTAATTAACTTTTGCAAAGAATTTCATGAATTAGTTGAACCTATTGACCAGGGCAAATTGGATGATTGGGGTTATGCCTTTCGCATGACCCGGGGATCAGATAGAGTTTTAAGCAATCATTCATCCGGCACTGCAATTGATCTAAATGCAATTAAACATCCTTTAGGCAAGTCAAATACATTTAACAAGGATCAGCGTAATACAATTAACCTACTCATAACTAAATACGGTTTAGCCTGGGGCGGCAACTACAAAAAGCGTAAAGATGACATGCACTTTGAAATTGCGTTAAACCGTAATCAAGTTAAATTAAAAATAAAGGAGTTAGGTTTAGAATGAAATTGACTACAAAACAAAAAGAGATCATTAAGTCATATTTAAGAAGCGTTGCCGCTGCTACTGTAACAACTGCACTGGCTTTGATTGCAGATGTTAAGCCTGAGTTATCAATTTTGGCTGGTGCTTTAGTTGCGCCTTTAGCCAGGTATTTTGATCCAAAAGACAAGTCATTTGGAATTAATAGCAAATGAGCCTAAACGATTGGGCGGCTTTAGCCGTTTCAACGGTCACAATAATAGGTGCTTTAGTAGCATCTGTACGCTGGCTGACTAAGCATTATCTATCTGAATTAAAACCGGATAATAATGGCCGCCATAATCTTGAAGGCAGGGTTGCACGCATAGAGGAAAAGTTAGACACGCTGTACCAAATCCTTATATCTAAGAAGTAAGTCAGCCCGATCCCCTACCCTATGGCCATGAAGATGTGCGTGGTTGTACCCAGTAGGGGTAGGCCTGAAAATGCCGAAAGATTGGCACAGGCTTTTAAAGATACAAATACAGAGGCTGATTTATATATTGTTATAGATAATGATGATCCAAAATGGAATGAGTACGCAAAAAGTGAAAACTATAAAAAATTACCTGCCGACAATAAAACAGGTGGTTGTGCTAAATCTCTTAATACCGGTGCAGTTTATTTGTTGGATATTACTAAATTTCCTTTATATGATTATTTTGTTTTCATGGGTGATGATCACCTTCCTAGAACAAAAAATTGGGATAAAGCCTTTATTCAGGCGTTAGGTCAAAACACCGGGATAGTTTATGGTGATGATTTATTGCAAGGTGCTAATTTGCCAACAGCCTTTGGCATGACCCGCGATTTAGTAAATGAGTTACGCGGCATGACATTTCCTGGATGCGTACATTTATTTTTTGACAATTTTGTAAAGCAACTTGGATTAGATTTAGAATATTTAAAATATTTACCTGATGTAATTATTGAACATTTACATCCAGCCGCAGGTAAGGCTGAAATGGATGAAGGATATGCCAGGGTAAACCAACCCAAATGGTATGAACAAGATTTATTAACACTACAAAGATATTTTACTAGCCCGGAATATGCTGAGTTAGTAAGAAAATATAGATGAACATATTAATAACTGGATCACATGGCTTTGTTGGTAAAGCATTTAGGCGTGCGTTACCTCACGCTAATTTAACTTTGGTTGATTTGAAAAACGGTGTTGATTGCCGCAAGTTTTTTCAGTTAGAAAAAAAACAATATGATTTAGTAATACATCTTGCCGCTGTGGTTGGTGGCCGTATGTTGATAGAAAATGAACCTCTAGCATTAGCGGTTGATTTGGCGATTGATGCCGAATTTGCATCATGGGCAGTGAGAACTAAACAACCCTATCTTGTTTACTTCTCATCCTCAGCCGCTTATCCAATTGAACTACAAACCCTAAGCAAAAAGCGTAAGTTAAAAGAAAAAGATATTAACTTCAGCAAGATGGGTAAACCTGATATGACCTATGGCTGGTCAAAACTAACAGGTGAAATGCTTATGAATTACCTACGCGAATCAGGCGCAAAGGTGCTAACACTTAGACCATTTAGCGGTTATGGAACGGATCAAGATTTAGATTATCCATTTCCATCAATTATTGAACGCGCCATTATGAACGCAAACCCATTTAATATTTGGGGTAAGGCAACAACTACCCGGGATTTCATACATATTGATGACATTGTAGATGCTGTAATCACTATGGTTAGAAATGATTGCAATCAAACTGTAAATCTTTGTACTGGTCGGCCTACAACATTTGTAGAGT